GCAGCAGGCCCCCTGGCAGGGTCAGCCGCAGCAGGCCGCCCAGCCCGCTGCCCCTTGGCAGCAGCCCCAGCAGCAGCCTGCCAGTGCCGCGGTCCCGCCCTGGGCTCAGAAGTAGCTAGCTCGACGAAGTAACCCGAGGGGTTTGTTCCACGCGGAACAAGCCCCTCCTTCTACCTGGAGATACCTATGATTTGCCCTTGCGAGAAAGCACGCGACCGCTGCACTTACCGCCTCAAATACGCGGACACAGAGTTCTCCCTGTGTCTACCGTGCAGCCCCAACAAAGAGGCTGCCTACCACGAGGGGTCCAGACTTGTCAAGGTTGTAGAAGACGAAGAGGGGAACCTACTTTCGGAGACCTACCGCTGCGCCGACTGTGGCACGGAATGGACCGTCTGATGCCCCCTATCATAGCCCACAAAACGCTTGACAAGATTGACAACGTGATGAAGGCCGACGGCGGTGCGTCCTACCGCAAGCACCTCCGGGCGGCCATCGCCGCCTGTGAGGATGCCTACCGGGAGGACGACGGCGGCTTCCGGACACACTTGGGGGCCTCGCTCATAGGCCGCGAGTGTCCTCGTGAGTTATGGTTCACCTTCCGATGGGCGACGGAGTCAAAGCCGGAGCCACGCATACTCCGGCTGTTCAACCGAGGACATCTTGAGGAAGGACGATTCGTTGCGTTGCTGAAGATGATTGGATGCGACGTGTGGCAATACGACGAGAAGGGGCGCCAGTTCCGGGTCGGTGCTCACGGAGGTCACTTCGGCGGATCGCTGGACGGGGTCATCCGGGGCATCCCCGAAATGCCTCTGGACGCCCTGCTGACCGAGTTTAAGACGCACGGAGAGAAGTCGTTCGCCAAGCTTGCAGGGTCACCGCAAAAGAACGGTAAGCGGGTTCCTGGCGGGGAAGGTGTGCGTGCAGCGAAGTTTGAGCACTTCGTCCAGCAACAGGTCTACATGGGGACTTATGGTCTCGAGTGGTCTTTGTACTGTGCAGTGAACAAGAACACTGACGACCTCTACATGGAGCTTGTGCCCTTCGATCGGGAGATGTACGAGCGCCATGTCCACAGGGGCGGGCTCATTGTCAAGGCAGAGGAGCCACCTCCCCAAATAAGCAAGAGCCCGGGATGGTTCGCCTGTCGGTTCTGCGACCACAAGCAGGTCTGCCACTATAGGGCCGCACCTGTCCGCACCTGTCGGTCGTGTCGCCATGTCAACGTCGCCACAGCCGGGACATGGTATTGCCTAAAGCACGAAATTGTCGTAGACAAAAAGGCGCAGCTCGAGGCTTGTGCGGATTACGAGAGGCTCTTCTAGCATGATTAGGCTCCGCGACTACCAGGAGGCCAGCGTCGCTGCCATCTTCCGCTACTTCGAGGATGGAGGCAGGGGGAACCCTCTTGTGGCCTTACCTACAGGCACGGGCAAATCAGTCGTCATTGGAGACTTCTCCCGCCAGGCGTTCTGCATGTATCCAGGGCAGCGGTTCATGCTCCTCACGCACGTGAAGGAGCTGATCCAGCAGAACTACCAGAAGCTGCTTGACATCTGGCCGACCGCCCCGGCTGGCGTGTTCTCAGCTGGCCTTGGGCGCAAGGAGTCCTGCTATCCCATCACCTTCGCTGGTATTGCGTCGGCTGTCAAGTGCCCGGAGGCGTTCGGTCGTATCGACCTCGTGCTTATTGACGAGGCCCATTTGGTTAGCCCCAAGGAAGGGACTATGTATCAACGCTTCCTGGGCAAACTGCGGGAAGTCAATCCTCTCCTCAAGGTCATAGGGTTCACAGCAACGCACTACCGACTTGGGCAGGGTCTTTTGACAGAGGGGTCTCAGGCCCTGTTCACTGATATATGTTTTGACATGACCGGGATGGAAGCCTTCAACTGGCTACTTATGGAAGGCTATCTTGCCCCCCTGATCCCGAAGAGGACAAGCAAAGAGCTGGACGTGTCGGACGTCCAGATACATGGCGGTGAGTTCGTCCAGAACCAACTGCAACAAGCGGTCGACAAAAGCGAGGTGACCTACGCCGCCATAAAGGAGTCCATTGAACTAGGGGCGGACCGGGCACACTGGCTAGTGTTTGCCTCCGGTATCGAGCACGCCATTCACGTGAGGGATATGCTTGACAGCCTGGGAGTGATGGCCACCTGTGTCCATTCGAAGATGAAGGACGAAGAGCGCGACCGGAACATCCTCGAGTTCAAGGCCGGCAAGTTCCGGGCGATGGTGAACAATGGCATCTTGACAACAGGCTTCGACTTTCCGGGCATTGACCTTATTTGTATGCTGCGCCCGACTAACTCCCCTGGCCTCTGGATCCAAATGCTTGGCCGTGGCACCCGCCCGGTGTACGCCCAAGGTCACAGCCTGGACACTCGCGACGGTCGCCTCTCTGCCCTGTCAGCTGGCCCTAAGCGGAACTGTCTGGTCCTTGACTTCGCTGGTAACACGCGCCGCCTTGGCCCCATCAACGACCCTGTGATCCCGAAGGCCAAGGGCAAGGGGACAGGTGGGGCTGCCCCTATCAAGCTCTGTGAAGCGTGCGGTGTCTACAATCACGCCAGTGCGCGCTTCTGTATCAACTGCGGGGCGGAGTTCCCAAAGCAGGTGAAGATTGCAGCAGGGGCAAGTACAGAAGAGCTCATAGCTCAAAGTATGCCTCAAGTCGAGGTATTCCGGGTCGACAAGGTTGTCTACTTCGAACACCGCAAGGAGGGGCGCCCGCCGTCTATTAAGGTGAGCTACTACTGTGGACTACGGCTCTTCCAAGAGTGGATTTGCCTGGAACACGAGGGGTACGCCCGCAAGCGTGCTCGCGACTGGTGGCGCCGCCGGTCCGGTGTCGTTGAGCCCCCGGAGTCCACAGCGGAAGGATTGTCAAGGCTAAAGGAGCTCCGCACGCCAACTCACGTGCGGGTCTGGATCAACAAAAAGCAGCCGGAGGTTATGGGCTATGAGTATGCAGACTGACAGGCAAAAGATCATCGAGCTCCAAAAGCACTTCATAGCCAGTGGGGCCTGGACATGCTGTACTGTGTGCGACGCTTGGAAAGACGGCAAGTGCAGCCTCTACAAGGAGGTGCCACCGCCCGACGTGATCATCGTGGGGTGCAAAGACTTCGTCCCGGACGTGCCGTTTTAGGGGTGCTCCACCTTGTAACCTTGTCCCGTCGGTGTGCCTGGGCTTAGGTTTTCCTGGCCTTGGCGGGACTGGCCCCGCCAGGCAACCAAAGGAGGGCTCAAATGGCAATCTACGCGGTGGTTGACCCTGTCGGCAAGCGCGTCATTGACCTTGTTTTCGTGGTTCAGGACAAGAGCCAAATGGAGGAGCTCGTCGAGGTGTACCGCGAAGTGACGGGATCCAAATTGGCCAAGTTCCCGACGGTCGCGGAGGGTAGGCGCAAGGTCACCGAGGCCCTGTTTCGCCTCTACTTCGTGCAGCCCGAAGAGGTTAAGACCGATGCGGTCAAACCCGCCCCAGTCCCTAGGGAAAAGGATGGTCCGGTTGCCAAGTGCCGCCAAATTTATGCCGCCATGAAGGGTCACCCGCGCAAGGACGTGATCAGCGCGTGCATCGCGGCCGGCGTCAACAAGGCGACCGCCTCTACACAGTACCAGATCCTCCACAAGCGCGACAAGCAGCCGACCCCGTCGGAGGGTGCGCAACAAATCCATTGACAGGTAGGCGGTGAGGTGGTAATGAGCGGGGCAGGCCGTTATTCGGTCGGCCCCGCTTGACTTTGGGCCTCGACCATCGTAGGGAGCTCAAATGCCAAATAGACGTAAGTACAGTCAACTCGAGGAACGGGGTCCTTCGGTTAAGGCTATCCGGCAACTCCATGTCAAGGAGCTTTGTGAGAAGTGTCGGCGCCCCCTGTCCCTCCTTCGCAGGGTCAGCGAGGTGCTTATAATGGTAGGGTGCCGGTCTTGTGGCACCGAACTCGAGGCCAGGCGGGGTTCCCACCTGTACCGGCGGCTACGCGACGACGAGCCCCGCGACGGCCGAAGTGCCCTCACGCAGCGGTAACCCCTTGAAAACACTCGCGAACAAAAAATCGTACAGGCATGGCTCTTTTTCTGTTGACGTCGTCCAGGGTGCAGCTATACTGACATCATTGGTTGGACGGAAAGGGCCGCCAACCGAGGCAACAACCAAACACGAGAGACAGGGCAAGCAAATGACCACCATCACCAGCAAGACCTACTCCTCCCGCAGCAACGTTCGTCGCGCCGCCAAGACCGCCGGTATCGAGACCTACGAAATCGTCAAGGCCAAGGGCGGGTTCGCGTACCAGTACGTCGAGGTCGAGGCCGCCCCGGTCGCCGAGGTCGAGGCCGCCCCGGTCGCCGAGGCCACGGTCGAGAGCATCATGGAGCTGAATGCCGCCCCGGTCGCCGGTGGCTCGCCCAGCGTGCTGCCCGAAGACGAGGTCGCCGCGCCGGCCAAGGACGACGACGACAAGCGGCACCGCAGCGTCCCGATGTCGCCGACCAAGCTGGTCTGGCACATCGCCGACGCGATGCTCGCGAAGAACCCCAACGTCAGCCGCAAGGAAATCATGGCTGAGTGCGACCGCCAGGGCATCGCCTACTACACCGCCCGCACGCAGATCCAGCTGTGGAAGAAGGCCCTCCGCGGCGAGACCCTGACCGAGGCCGACTAAGTAAGCCACCTTGAAGGGCCTCCCGGGGGTAGCCGACCGGGAGGCCCTTCCCATCCCTGGAGGTCATGATGCTTCGCCAGCGCCAAGTGCTATCGAAGATGAAGGAGGGTTGGACCCTCCGCACGTTGAACGCCCGGCACTACTCGAGGACGACCTACCTCGTAAAGGATGGTGTGCTTAACCCTGTGAGGGTCTCTTGGTCGGCGGTCAAGTGTCTCGAAGCCAGCGGCAAGGTGACCCCTGTGGCCAGCGGAGCAGACCTTACATGGAGGTTGACAAATGCGTGACCGCTGCATGTGCCTGGGGGTACAGGGTGACTGGAACGTAGAGAATGGCTACCACTACCCCTTCCTTCAGCAGGGCACCCTACACTCCCCTATGGGGTGCATGATGGCACCTGGGCCCCGGGACCTTCACTCCTTGCGACGGCTCTACCGCGACCTTACAAGTCAGACCATCGACAGCAACGACCTTGCAGCCGTCTTCCAGGCCGTGCTCGCCATACTGAAGACGCGCCCGGATGTCAAGGTCCCGGCTGTGCTTTTCCCGCGGCCCCTAACCCCACAGGCAACCCCCTGTAACGTTGCCAGCAAGGGTACAAAGGCCCGGCGGCCCCGGCCCCCAGCGGTAACCCGTACCTTGGTTGTAACCACGCCAGGCCCCTACCCGAAGCCTTGGGAGAAAAAGAGCGAGTGACGGCTCTTTTCTGGTTGACCTCCGGGCAACGTGAGCCTATTGTTACACCATCCGCCACCGCAAAGGGGCCGCTGCGGCCCTCAAGGAGCACGCCATGAAGACGAAGCTCGGTTTCATCGACGTTGACAAGGACGAGAACCTTGTAGGACTGTCCGGTGCGGCCGTTGACCACAAGGGCGAGGCCGAGGCCTGGCTCAGGAGGCGTCGGGAAGCGGGATCGAAAAAGGTTGTTGACAACACGGCTACCTCAGATTACACTCCCCCTCAGTTCAAGCAGGACATCGGCAACACCAACCCCCAGCAGCAAGGACGGAACGTCATGACCAAGACCACCGAAACCACCGAAACCAAGACCACCGAGGCCAAGCCCGAGAAGACCCCGCGCGTCGAGCTGCCGAAGGCCAACGGCGTCACTCGCCCCAGCAGCGGCACCAAGACCGGCCGCGTGTGGGAGGTTGCCGACGAGATCAGCGCCGCCCGCGGTGAGCCGGCGCCCCGCAAGGACGTGATGGAGAAGTGCAAGGCCGAGGGCATCAACGAGGCCACCATCGCGACGCAGTACGGCAAGTGGCGCAAGTTCCACGGCCTGAAGGCCGAGCGCAAGGCCCCGGAGGCCAAGCCCGCCGCCGAGGCGCCTGCCGCCGCCGACGTCAAGGTCGAGTAACACCAACGGTCTCTGCCCTGTGACCCTTGTGTAGGGCCGGATGTTCACGCATCCGGCCCTTTTTTCTTGCTCCCAGCCTCCAAATGTCGGTTGACAGTCAGTCAGTCTAACCCTAAAATGGGCACGACCTACTTGGAGGAGACCGAATGAACAACCAGAAGGCAGAGAAGACACACTACAGCAACAATGACACGCTCAGTGTCCGTAGCGTCTTCAAGTCCATACAAGGGGAGGGGCCATTCGTCGGGGAGCCGTGCGTGTTCGTGCGACTGGCAGGCTGCAACCTCCGATGCCCCGGCTGTGACACAGACTACACCTCCGGTCGGCGCACTGTCGACGTCTACGAACTCTATAAGGAGGTGAAGGCCCTTGCGGGCGAGCTGCGGCTCGTAGTGCTTACTGGGGGTGAGCCTATGAGGCAGGACATCGCGCCGCTGGTCTACGACCTGATAGACGGCGGGTTCCGAGTCCAGGTGGAGACCAACGGCACAATCGTTGCACCGGGGCTGCCATGGGGCGATGCAGAGTTTAGCGTCGTTTGTAGCCCCAAGACCTCGGAGGTCGACCGTACAGTCATCAGCCTAGCCAAGGCTGTTAAGTACGTCGTGAGGGCTGGTGACCTAAGCGAGGAAGACGGCCTCCCCCTGTTCGGTTTCGGAGCGAGGTTGCCGTGCGGCCAACCTCCCAAGGTGCAGAAGCGCATAGCCCTACCACCGCCCAAGATGCCGAATCGTTACATCTACCTTCAGCCGGAGGATGCCAAGGACCCTACTCTTAACCAAGCGAACCTCAAGGCGGCGATGGATAGCTGCCTCCGGTTCGGTTACCGCCTCTCCCTTCAGATCCACAAAATCATCGGAGTCGAATAGATGAAACAGGCAGACCTACCGCTCAACAGGCCCGCAGCTGTTGTCGTGTTTTCTGGCGGCCAGGACTCGACGACGTGCCTCTTTTGGGCACTCCATCACGGCTACCGCGTGTTCCCAGTAACGTTCGAGTATGGCCAGCTCCACGCCGCAGAGGTCAAAGCGGCGGAGGCCGTGCTCCGTGTCGCCAGGGCATGCTACAACAAAACCGCCGACATCGGCATAGAAGCCCACGAGGTGATCCGTCTCGGGCCTTCGGTCCTCAGGAGTACCTCACCCCTCGTGTCGGGGGTTGGCCTCGAGGAATACAATGATGCCCACAGCCTCCCCGGCAAGGGTATCGAGAAAACGTTTGTGCCGATGCGCAATCAGCTGTTTCTCACCATCGCGGCCAACAGGGCGGCACACTACGGGGCAAAGGCACTCGTCACCGGCGTTTGTGAGGCGGACTATGGTGGCTACCCTGACTGTCGCCAGAAGTTCATCACAGCCCTCGGCCAAGCATGCAACCTTGGCACCTTCACCGGCGAGCCAGGGGCTCCCCAGCCCATCACCATCCTCGCCCCACTCATGCGGCTCACCAAGGCACAGTCTGTGCTCATGGCCCTTGAGCTGCCGGGCTGTTACGCCGCCCTCGCCTGGAGTCACACGGCGTATGATGGCAAGTACCCTCCGACCGGCAAGGACCACGCCAGCTTACTGCGCGCCAAGGGCTTCGAAGACGCCAACGTGCCTGACCCGCTCGTGCTCCGGGCTTGGAACGAAGGACGAATGCACCTGCCCAAAACTCCGAACTACAAGGAAGTGAACGTCGTTGACTACTTGGAGAAAGCCCACCTGATATGAGAAACCACACCGCAGTGCGCTACCACGACATAAGCTGTGGCCATCGGGTTGTCGGCCATGAGGGGAAGTGCCAGCACCTTCACGGGCACAACTACCGCATTTATTTCGCCTGTGTGGCGGGGTCATTGCGGGTCGAGCTGGACAACTGCGAGCTCGACGGCGTCGGGAGGGTCATTGACTTTTCCGTCATTAAGACGTTGCTGTGTGACTGGCTTGAGGAGAAGTGGGACCACAAGTTCCTCGTGTGGGACCAAGACCCGCTGCGTGGCATCCTTCAGACGGCCGACAGCCGGGGTGTCGTCGTTGTCCCCTTCAACCCCACAGCAGAGAACATTGCGGAATACCTCGCAACTACTGTCGGCCCCCTGCAACTGAAGGATACCGGCATCACGCTCGACCGTGTCGTGGTCGAGGAAACCCGCAAGTGCTCCGCTTTCTATGAGGTCTAGCCAAGATGTATAATCCAAGCTACATCTGCCCTGTAGACCAAAAGCCATGCGAGGGCCAGGGTGGAGTTGACGACTGCATCGGGTGCGGCTCGCCAGGCACTAAGATGGAGCAGCTTCACTCTGTCATCGCCGACCTCCTCGCCCTTGTTGGGGAGGACCCCTCACGCCAGGGGCTCCTCGAGACTCCTGCTCGCGTGGCGAAGGCCTGGGCGTTCTGGTGCGCGGGCTACGGGAAGGACCCGGCAGCCGTTCTCAAGGTATTCGAGGACGGTGCCGAACGATGCGACGAGATGGTGCTTGTCAAGGACATTCCCCTCTATTCTCACTGTGAGCATCACCTCGCCCCCATCTTCGGCACGGTGTCTATCGCATACATTCCCAACGGCAAGATCGTGGGCTTGTCTAAACTATCCAGACTTGCCGACATCTATGCCAGGCGTCTTCAGGTCCAAGAGCGCCTCACGAACCAGATTGCCGACGCCCTTGACAAACACTTGATGCCCACAGGGGTCGGGGTCGTCGTCAAAGCACGCCATCTCTGTATGGAGTCGCGCGGTATCTGCCAGCAAGGGCACGTCACCATCACCAGTGCCCTCCGCGGCGTGATGCGTGAAAGCCTCAAAGCCCGTACAGAGTTCATGGAGCTTGTGAAGTAGTTGTTCGGGGTGCGTAACGGCACACCGACAGGGATAGTCCGCCACCTGTCGCCGGAGTTCGAGTCCCGGGCACCCCTTTTGGAGGTCACCTTGAACCTGTACCTTGCCGCGGCATACACCTCGAGCTTCCAGTGGGGCGGCGCAGGTTACATGCGCTTGACAGAGTCGGAACGCTACCATCGGGACCATGCGCCGCATATCCTCGAGTCGTACCATTACATCCATAAAGACCAGTATGTCAACAAGATTCGCCGCGACGGAACCCGCGTGTTCCTGGACTCAGGGGCCTTCTCAGCCTATACTCAGGGCATCGAGGTAGACATTGTTGCATATTGTGACTATATTAAGCAAAATCGTGACATCATAGCCACCGACGGCAATGCTCTCCTCGCCTCCGTCCTCGACGGTATTGGCGACCCCCTCAAGACCTACCAGAACCAAATGACGATGGAGGCGCACGGTGTTCGGCCGCTGCCGTGCTTTCACTATGGTGAGGACGAACGCTACCTCGAGCATTACGTCAAGAATTACGAGTACATCACGATCGGCGGCATGGTGCCTATCGCTAACCCCCAACTCTACTTTTGGCTTGACAGGATTTGGGAACGCTACCTCACCGATGGTTCCGGTCGCCCCCGTATTAAGGTTCACGGCTTCGGCCTCACCTCGCTTGGCCTCATGGAGCGTTACCCTTGGTTCTCTGTTGACTCATCCTCGTGGATCCAAATAGGGTCCAACGGTGCCATCCAAATCCCTGGCCACGGCATCCTTCACGTGTCCAAAGAACACCCCAGCAGGAAGGTTGCGAACCAACACGTCGACACCATCCCGGCAGTGCAACGGGAAGCCGTGGCCAAGCTGGTCGAGTCGGTCGGCTTTACGCTTGACAGGCTGCAAGCCGACTACGCTGTGCGCTGGGCGTTTAATGCCTGGAGCTACAACTACATCGCAAGAAGCCTAAATAATCACACCTTCAAGCCAGACCAAATAACCCTGTTCTAAGGAGCGCCTAGTGCATAGCCGGGAGCATTACGTTAAACAGGCAGTCATTGAAGCGTCGTCCAAAATGAAGCAGGAAGGGATTAGGCATGTCCTTGTGGGCACAGCTGGGCTCCGGTGGCTTGGCTACAACGTCGAAAAAGTAAACGACGTTGACTTCCTCGTAGAGTCCGTGCCTATGTCGGCGACTCCAAAGGAGGGGTCATCCACTGGAAGTGGAGAGGCAACCCTGTACGGTATCCGCGTAGACTATATTAACTGTGAGGACAATAGCAGCCGGCTTGGCTTTCTCAATCAGCCGTTTCTCACCATCCAAGGCGTGCCAGTGGCTACAACGAGCACCATCATCGAGCTTAAGCGTTGGGCTGACCGGGACAAGGACAGGGCATTCCTGGCAGGCTGGGATGCAAGGGAGCTTACGCCGTGATCAACGACCTCAAGTTCGTCCAAGGTGCCGTCGCCCGTAAAGACTTTATCCCCGCCCTCACTCACTTTCGCATTAAGGGCGGCACCATCCTCGGCTACAACGGGACGATGGCTCTGTCAAGCCCCATAGCTCTCGATATCGACTGTAACCCGCGGGCAACACCGTTCATTAAGGCAATCCAGACCTGCAAGGATACCGTCCAGCTTCATATGACCCCGTCGGGGCGCCTCGCTGTTAAGAGTGGTAAGTTCACCGCCTATGTCGAGTGTTGCCAAGATGAGTTCCCAAGGATTGAGCCGGAGGGCCAAATAATCGAAGCACCTGCTGGGATGGTAGATGTCCTCACAGTGTTGGCACCCTTCATTGCCGAGGATGCCTCCCGCCCTTGGGCTCGTGGCATCCTCTTCCGGGGGCAATCGGCTTACGTCACCAATAACATCATCTTGGCACAGCGGTGGATGGGCGTCCCCTTCCCGGTCGAGATTAACGTGCCGAAGGACGCCGTCGCCGAGCTCATTCGTATTGGCGAACAGCCATCCAAGATACAGGTCGGCGAGTCGTCAATTACGTTCCTCTACGAGTCGGGGCGCTGGCTGCGGTCGCAGCTGTCGACGACGGAATGGCCGGACGTCGACCGCGTGCTTGACACTGGTGAAGGCTGCAAGCCCCAGCCTGTGCCGGAGGGCCTATTCGAGGCCCTTGAGTCACTAAAACCCTTCGCCGGCGATGACTGTCGGGGCTACATGCTCGGGAGTCGTGTGTCCACAGGTACAGCGGAAGACTGTGGGGCCTCCGTAGAGGTCGAGGGCCTGCCATCGAAGGGGTGCTTCAACATCGAGCAGCTACTCCTTCTCCGCAAGGTTGTCAAGACCATAGATTTCGAACCGTACCCTGCGGCGTGCCCTTGGTTCGGTGACATGCTTCGGGGTGTCGTCGTCGGGATGTATGCATGAGTCGCTTTGACAACGTTGGGCTCTTTTGGCAGGACCTCCCCTCCCAGGGGCGCAAGAGGGCGGCCACCGTCCGGCCGATGCCGCCAATCCCTGAAACAGGATGGCGGCCGCCAGCGTATTACCCCAACCTCTCCGCGGCGCGTGTGTTGTCCGTCGACGTTGAGGCATACGACCCCGAGCTCGACACAAACGGCCCGTTTTGGGCACGGGGCAAGGGTTACATCTGCGGCTTTAGCGTTGGCACTGGGGACGGTTATCGGGGCTACTTTCCCATCCGCCACACTGTTGAGCCGGAGATGAACCTCAACCCTGACCGCGCCCTTGCGTGGCTCCGGGACACCTTGTCAAACCCCCTGCAGCCCAAGGTCGGGGCGAACCTTATCTATGATGTAGGGGCTTTGCGCAGTGAGGGGATTGAGGTTGCTGGCGAGCTTGTGGACGTGCAGTTTGCCGAGGCCCTACTGGATGAACGGGCGCTTGTCAACCTCGAAGTGCTGTCCCGTAAGTATCTAGGAGAAGGTAAGGTCGCCGAGGTTGTCAAGCAATGGTGCAAGGACTTCTATGGCACCTCCGACAAGGTCTGGAGGAAGGACCTCTACCGGGCACCGCCGCGGCTGGTCGGACCGTATGGTGAAGGTGATGCCGACCTCCCCATCCGCCTCGCCCCCATACTCCACGAGAAACTCGCCTCCCAGGGGCTTGTCGACCTATTCCGTATGGAGTGCGAGCTCATACGATTACTCGTCGACATGCGCTACGCTGGCGTGACTGTGGACATTGAGGAGGCCACACAACTGCGCGACGAGCTGGAAGGAGAGGCCACTCGACTCAACAGGGAGCTTGACAACCTTGCGGGCGTACAGGTAAGCGTGAACGCTCCTGCCTCTATAGTCAAGGCCTTTGACAAGGTCGGGTTGCCATATCCCCGGACTAAGGGTGGGAAGCCCAGCTTTAAGAAAGACTACCTCGAGAAGCTCGACCATCCAGTGCCCAAGCTCATCACAGAGATAAGGCACCTGCACAAGATCCGGGGCACCTTCCTCGAGAGCTACATACTCAACAGTAATGTCAATGGCAAGATTTACTGCTCCTTCCACCCCTTGCGGGGTGATGACGGTGGCACGCGGTCAGGCCGCTTCTCAAGTTCAAACCCTAACCTCCAGAACATCCCCGTTCGGTCGGAGCTGGGCAAGAAGGTGCGAAGGGCCTTCACCATCGATCCCGGTCACGAGAGGTGGAGGAAATACGACTACTCACAGATTGAGTACCGTTTCCTTGTCCACTATGCCGTCGGACCGGGGTCGGACGAGGCGCGCCTACGATACATCACCAACCCCGCGACTGATTACCATGCGTTCACACAGGAACTCATTGAGAAGGAGCTTAACCAAAAGCTTGACCGCCGCCCGGTCAAGAACGTAAACTTCGGCCTTGTGTTCGGTATGGGGGAAGAGAAGCTTGCCCATGACTTGAAGCTTGGGGAGAAGGCCGCAAAGCACTTCCTCGAGGCCTACCATCGCGGCGTCCCGTTTGTCAAGCCGACAATGCGCTGGGCCATGAACCAAGCGTCGTCCACAGGGGTCATCCAGACCATCCTCGGCCGGCGCAGCCGCTTCGACCTTTGGGAGCCCGACTCGTGGGGCCGAGGCGACGAGGACCGGGCTCCTGCCCTGCCGTATGGTGAGGCCATCCTCCACTATGGTAAGGTCAAGCGTGCGTACCAACACAAGGCCCTCAACCGTCTACTCCAGGGGTCGGCAGCTGACCTCGCCAAGATGGCCATGCTCAAGTGCTACAAGTCAGGCGTATTTGCGGTGACAGGGGTCCCCCGCCTCATGGTTCACGACGAGCTTGACTTTAGCGACCCTGGCGGTCACGTCGTGGACGAGGCCTTCAGGGAGATGCGACATATAATGGAGACAGCCATCCCCCTCCGCATCCCGGTCCTTGCTGGGCTCGACGTAGGGCCGAACTGGGGTGGCGTTAAGGAAGTCGCTTGACGAGGATGCCGGGAGCTCCTCGGCTCCTCGGTAGGGCCGAGCATTGGCGACGCGGGGCCTTGGCGGGCCTCCAACGTCGTAGCGGCAGACGAGCAAATCCGCGGATAGCTCGGGCGCCCAGATGCTCGGTCCTCTCGAGGGGCCGAGGATAACAGTTGCCGGGAGATCCAGTGTGACGCCGGCATCTGGTCCTCGCCCAAGGGTCGGACGAACCCGAAGACCGCCACCTTCAAGTCGTGGGAGCAGATCGAAGAGGAGGAAGGCTAAAATGGGGCTGAGGAGCGATGGCGGGCCAGTGAACGGCTACGGGGCGAGGCTGTCCAGGGTGTCCCTGATAGACGGTCGAGGAGACGTGGTAAGGTGTGCCCACGAACAAACTGCTTGCCAGCGGTGCTGTGATATGGCAAGGTGTTTGACACCGGACCGGGAACCTTGGATGCCGGCGGAGGTAGCTATGACGGAAGGTATCGTTTGTGCGCGGTGCGGTGAGAAAGTGCTTGACAGTGCCTATGACCCCGAGTGCCCCCTGTGTGCATCGTGCTGAGAGCCGCACAAGTGCCTCATACAGCCCCGCGCGGCACTCTACCCTGTCTCGACGCGGCTGCGGAAGGACCTCACGCCTCATTGGTCGCACGGAGACCTAGACTTCATCGCATACCTCGACTCACTAGAAAAGCGACCGGCGTTGCGCTTTTTCCTTGCGCTACGCCGGTCGCTGCGTGTAGAGTGTTCTTGTTGGTGGCGCACTGAAGCACCCCAACCACACAAGGGCACAACATGAACGCGAAGAACTGGAAGGACCTCGACTTCACGACCCGCCAGCGGCGCCTCCTCAACTGGGAGATGGCTCAGGTCGTTACCACACTGCAGAACAAGCAGGCGAAGAAGCTCCTCGCAGCGGCCCGCCGCCAGCTGGTTTTCAACCGTGTCGCTGTGGCACGCGACCTCTTCGAGAAGGCCCTGGCCTACGAGCAGGGCACCCTGAAGTAGCACCGCCTCGGGCACCCTGGCAACAGCCGGGGTGCCCAACCCTCACAGGAGTAACGACGTGAAGCACAAAAGCAGCAGGGCACTCCGTACCGCGTACCTCACCGGATTCAGTGCCGGTATAGCCGTCGGTAGGTCGTTCGGTAAGAAAAAGGCATAAGACTAGGGGCACCGGGGCAACTCACCCTCGGTGCCCCACTTTTACCCCTTACCAACACCTTACCCCCTGTCCGGAAACGTGACAGGCACCAAATGGCAACGTACATTATTTGTATTTTGGGGTAAAGGCAAAAGGAAAGGCCCCGGAGGGGTTGCCTCCGGGGCCAGCTACGTTATAGGTCAAATGTCAAGCAGGCACCGACACCTGCCATCGCCCCACCTGCCTGCGACCACTGACCGAAGCCAAAGGCTGACAAACGGTTGAAGGGATGGTAGCCAGCCTCGAGGCGTGCGGCTGGTCCGAGTGCGGTCACGCCGATTACAGCCTCGACATAGCCGCTCCGGAGGTCAAGTGCCATAGCCCTGTCAAGCCCCTCACTCACCTCTTGGCGAGGGGCATCTAAGGGCGGTCCCAGGGCTTCCCACTCAAGCCCCGCGTGGCAGTGGGACCGTTGTCCACAGGGGTCTGCGGCTTGGGGGTTGCGAGCTCGACGGCCAAGGCGCGGGTCTTGGCCTCCTCCTTGGCAGCACCCGAGATTGCCGTCCATCGGTCGACTGCCTCGCGTGCCACCTGCTGCGTCACTTTCACCTTCTGACTCAGAAGGGCGAGGCCGGTCAGCTGCTTCTGGTTCAGCTGGATGCCAAGGTCGCGGGCCAACACCTCGCGCAACTCTCCGATGCCCGCGGCGACGAGGTCGTCGATGATGTTCGGCGTCTTAGCCGCGAACTCCGTTCCCGCGTAGTACGCCCAGTCCATCCACCCGAGCATCTGCAGCTTCTTGTCGCGAGCCGAGGCCTTCCAGACGAGGGCCGACAGCAGTGCGATTACGACCATGAACAGCACACCGAGAAGCTTGATCCAGGTGCTGGCCGGAATGCCGAGCGGCGCGAGGTCGGACCCGGGGGCGGGCGCCACCAACACGGCAGCCTCCGTCGCAGTGGTGACGGGCGGGGGTTGGGCCACCCGCTCCTCGAGTTGGGCCTGCGTCGTAGCGGCGGGGGCTGCCACCGGGACCAAGGGTCCGAACGCCAACGCTGTGAGAACTGCAATCGTCTTGATCATCTGCACTGCTCCTTTTCAGTGTGAAACGTAGGGCCACGCCATGATGAAGTATTCCGTCTAGGCCTGCTTTCCGTCGATGTGAATGTCGAAGAGAAGTGTTTCACCGCTCATTGCACCTCGTGGGACATTATCGGTGTCAACCAAAACGAAGTCAAGGTAGCCTTCAGCTTTAGCGCACACAACGATGAAAGCGCTCTTTCCATCAGCCAGTATCCCAGAAGATCCAGACACAGCGTAGTTGTTGCCAGTCATCGGAGAGGCGAAGACCAGCCGAAACCAGTTGGCATTGGTCGGTGAGGAAGTCAAGCTATCGACGTTGAAGCCGTCCTTCACCTTGAACGTGACGGGCGACTGTCCATAGAACTCGCAGGTGGCCCAAACCTTCGTGATGTTCATAGCGCAGAGCTTGTTACGCTGAGGTGTTGCAAAGCTCGGATTTGACAGTGTCCCCGGGTTTAGGATCTTGAGGTATCCGTCATCCGGGAGGCTGACGACATCGTTCCAGGCTGTGTCGAGGAAGTTCCCTGTACCGTCAAAGACGGAGAGGCGAAGACCATCGCGAGAAAGACGCAGGCGGGAAGCTGCAGCCCAGCTAGTCTCCTCCATGATCCACGTCGAGCCGTCCCAGCGGGCGTTGGTGACAAGCTCGAGCGTACTGGCCGCTGTGATGTAGAGGCGGATGGCGTGGCTGAGGGACTGCCACTCGTGGACGAGCTTGCGCGTCGTGATGGGCCCGTCGAACACGACGGCGGGGTTGGTGTCGCCGGCCTCGCCGTTGAGTCGCTGGAGTGCCGGCCAAGTATGACCTGTTGACTCGAAATCGCGAAGCCATGGAAGCCACTCGATGATTGCCTTGAAGAGCCAGTTGAGATGCTGGGCGGGAAGGGGCTCCGCCGGTTGCCACCCGATAGCTTGTTTTCCTGCGGGAGGTGTTGCAATCTGGGCCGCGGCATCTGTCGCCCAAGTGGGCACTGAGGAAGGCTTTGTCATTGTAGTCATTTCCTTGCGTTAGTAGCACCCGGAATAAGTCCGCCCTCCCCTACGTTGCGGGTATCACCGAGGCCAACATCAGTAACAAGAACGACAGTGTCACCTGCGTCGTGCTTGTATTTTAGCGGGTACATCATCAGGAGCCCGTGAGCACTTGGCCGTGATACGAAGCGGCACCATTCCAGATTAGCAGTCCATAGACCAACTCCTGCCGCAACGACACTCTCAACAGGCCAGTCGGTATATACATCCATCTCGAGTGATAACAGTGTCGCTCCAATAGACGATGCGGAAGCCAAGGTCGTCTCAGCCGCGACCACCTCGTTGCCGTAGCAGCGCAACGTTGTCGCCTCGGGCGCCTCGGCCCATTGGACGACCACCTCCACTCCTGCGGACTTTGCCTCTGCGATGAGGCCAATCAGCTGCTCACGGGCAGAGCCTACTGAATCAAGAAGGCGGACATAGGCCGCAGCGGGGAAGTATTCCTGAAAACGAGAACCGCAGTCTACGAGTGTGTTTACCAACTCGATGAGTTCATCTGGTGTACCGCTCGAGCGCAGTGCAAGGATTCGCCCCCGCAGCCATATGCGGTACTCCTCGTCGCTCAAAGCTCCACGCTCCAGCTTGAGCACCCGCCCGAGCCCGTCGAGCTGGGCGCCGACAGCGCTCATCAGCGCCCGCCCTATGAACACACCGTAGATTGCGTCTTCAATCCTCTTCACCTCGCCACAGAGGGCCCGAATAAGCTTCTCGATGTTGGGCTTGTTCTTATACTGGTAGAGTAGACGGCTGAGGGCCTGCTCTGCGTGGTTGTCAATGAGGTTCACCGCGTCACCCCTTTAGACGTGAACGACCTGGATGCGGGCGGTATCTAGGTCGGCCTGCTGGCGAGAACTAATGCCTATATAGTTCTCCCCCAACAGCGGGTCGACCGGGGCGACCGCATCGAATAGGATGGCCTGGACATAGTCGACCCCCGGCACACTGAAGACGGGTCCGTAGAGGTGGCTAGCATGGGCGTCCCTGCCGATGGCATAATTTGCATCAGCCCATGCAACGATGGCTTCTTTCACCTTGTAGTCGCCGTCGATGGGGTAGTCCGTTGTAACGCGTATGGCAGCATAGACGTAGAGGCTGCGGATAGTCGGCCGGGTGAATGCAACAATGTGAAGGCGGCCGTCGGCTCCCTCAACTTCGCGCTCGATGGTTCCAAAGGTCTCAATCCCACCCGGCTTCGAAGCCCAGACGGCAGCAGCCACCGAGTCGTCAGCTCCACCCTTGACCAAAACCTCGACCGAGTGGGGTGGCATGCCGTCGCCGTTGGCCACATCGGTCGTGTTCTCGAACACGACACACGACGTGACCCCATCGACCTTTAATACGTCTGCACGAATTGCATCGATGGTAGACTTGCCACCGGCGGCCAACTCGTCCTCACGCTGTGCTCGAATCACGTCGTCGGTGGGGGCGTTTGTGCCTAGGAGAAAGTGGTCGGCGTCGTTGGTTACAGCATCCCATCCAAAGAGGGGAGTAACGATTTCGGTCAAAGTCCCAGCGTAGCACGACAGCGGCCCATACTCCTCGGCCTCGACCTCCGTGTCCACAGTACCTCCGGCACCTATGGTGGCGTCCGCCGTCGTAACGAACCGCGTGCCGACGTTGGGGACCCCTACCACCTTCCCCGCTGGGATGACAGTGCCAGGCGTACCAGACAGCGTAGCCACCACTTTGGTCTTGAGGGCGGGGTCAGGAATGGTGCCTGTTAAGGCACAAACGTCTACCAGAGATGCCCCCGTTGCTGTGTCAGGGTACATCGACGCATAGACGTCTTGGAGGGCATCCCAAAGGGAGCCGTGTCTCTCTGACATAAGGCCGACCAGCTGCCCGAAGACCGTATGGCTCTCGAGGTTAATAGATGGACCGAATTGACCCCGCAGGTCCGCCTCCATATCGGCCTTGATAGCGTCGACAGGCTTCGGGACAAACCCTTGTGGAGTGAGGCCGTAGTCAGTCATAGGGTGACCCTCATTGTTGAGCCGACGTTAGTCCCCTCAGTCGTGTCGGCGGACCATGTGATTGAGAGCTCGCGGCTTGCCCGGTCGAATGCAAACTCGAGACTGTTCACTGCAACGATGCCCGGTCGTGAGCTGATGGCCTTGATAAACTCGCGGCGTATGGCTGGGAGGTTTGGACTCTTGACTAGGACGAGGCCAAAGTAGTCAACCCCCTTACCCTGGCCCTTCTCCAAGAACCACTCGTCCTTGAAGCTCCGCAGGTGCTGCTCAACGTCCTGCCGTATCGCCTCCCCAGCATCGGCTATCGTAGCGAGGTCACCCGAAGAGAGGATGATGTCGCCTGTCTCCTCGTCGAGCTCCAGGTCATAAATACTCAAGAGAGCCTCACTTTGCTGGACGCCACACTAGGTAAGGATTGGAGGACACCGTTCGTCGTGGCCGCTGCGGCTGTGCCTGTGACAACGTGGCTGTGAGTGTTAATGGCCGCCTTTAGCACCTCGGCCACGTCGTCAACTTTCGACGCTAGGGCGGCGTAGTCGCTATTCCCACCGAGCTCTATTCGGTCGTCAAAGAGCTCGATTTGTGCATCCCCTCCATCTTTACCAATCTTCATAGAATTGGTAGATACATCCCGAAGCCGGTCCTGTAAGCTCCGCAACCCCAGTATGCAGACAGCGTCGGAGAGGTCGTGCGTGCGAGGGTCTAGGGGGTCGACATCCTCGCCCCCTTTGTGGACATACTTGTCGATGCAACCGTCGGCGAATATGAGCCAGCAAGGCTCCCCCTTCTTGACCGGAAAGGTAAGGCGGAAGCCCCCTGCCCCTGCAAACTGGACAGGGACGCCTGTAATGACAGGTAAGGGGAGAGTTACCTTCTTACCATCGCGAGGACGTATTTGGCGGATAATTGGCTTCACGTCCGCCAGCTGAGTGTCCGCGTCGAACCGGACAATACGTCCGGGGCACGAGACGTGAAGGTCAATCGCTTGGGCCTTGAGGGCGAGGCCTATGACCTCAGCAAGCCTTGTGGTCATAGCCATCCCTCGACTTTCGTGCTCCACTCGTCGCCGCGTGTGTCACCTGTGTGAGTTACAAAGGCAACAGCAAGGAGCCCCTTAATATGCTCACCATCTAGGCTGACGCGGCGCCCCGGGCGGATGAGCGGGTTGAGCAGCGATGTGAAAGACGTCATGCGCATAGGAACGACTACGTTCCCAGCTATAGAAACCTGCGTTTCGGGAGACCCTATTAGTCCGGTTTCCCTATTGACGATTACAACAGGGTCATTCGTAAATTCGCCTGCCTTCATTACGAGGAGCTCGCCGTCCTGGATAGACCAGTCTAGTCCTGCCAAGCCAAGCACGCGGTCCAGTGCATCCCCGGTCTTACCGTGTAGGGCCATGCCGTTCATCCACTGGTCTACAGCACCCTTAACGTCGCCCTCTTCCACCCTTTTGAGCGCATTGCCGACGCCCACCTGAAGGTCTGACGCTAGGCTCTTAAGGACTTTCCGGATCTCGACGGTTCCACTGTAGGCTGCGGACGTGAAGGCGCGCGACAGCTCGTGTCCCCCGTCGGATACATTAAGGACGAGGGTCTTGTCCGGACCTTGGCGCTTTGTCTGATGGAAGAGAATGCGGCCCTTAGCGAGTATTGACATCTGCCAGTTCCAGCCCACCTCCAAGACGACGCGAGCCCCCTTTTTCACGGCGCTCATTAGGTCTGGACCGGGATTGTAGATGGTAATCTCGGAGGCGTTAGGCTCGCTCGTCCACGTCTTCCGCGTAGAGAAAGCAAGGCGCAAGTCCTCAGCGCGAACGTCGTCCACTGTAACGGCAGCTGTACGATTGAACAACTTCATGGGCTACCCCTCTGCATACAGCAGCTTTACGCGCTTCCCTATTTCGTCTGCCCCAGGGTCGGCATTGGAGCCAGTGGTATCGACAGCAACAAGGTCACCGGGCGGAAACTCAGGTGTCCTATGGCGCCTGAGGATGTTGGTATTGACAACGAGGCGCCTTCCAAGGAGGAGAGGCTTGCCTGTTCCCGAGTAGAGAGAAATGAACCATGCCTGTGCCCTGTTGTTCCACCGGAGCTCGATACGGTAGGACGCCCCGCTCAACTCTACCTCGAACGTTTGGTGCCCCACAGTGCTGTCGACCGGAATCTCGTATAGCACGGCTACCTCCTCAAATTCGGGCCGAAGAAAGCATTGTAGAGAATACTTCCCTCCTTGACTTCTTTTACAGGCTGCTTACCCCGATCAGCTGGTGGCCTTCCGACTTGGTCTTGGACAGGGAGCTGCACTAGCTGGATGCCTACAATTACGATCTCTTGGCATGAGAGTGTAAACTGGATGGCATCGCCTGTGTCGGGGTCTCTCGTGACCTCAATTGAGGAGAGTGCCATATTCTGGAGAGTTCCAAGGGTAGTCTCCAGAGTCACAACTCCGCAAGCATCCGCAAGTGCTATCAGGTCGTCATAAGCCGACTCAGCACGCCGCTCCAGTCCTTCACGGAGGTCCAGCCCCAGCCCTTGATCGACAGGCGAATTTGTAATGACACCTGTGATTGTGAACTTGCGAGGCTGCCGGATGATATGGTCGGTGATGGGAGCACTCCCCTCTACGGGGTTGGTCGTCACCTCGTACTCGTGAGTATGAGACTCACTCATTGTAGCGTCGACCGCTATGTCCCCAACCTTGTTCACGCGAGTCATGGTGCGACCACCTCCCCGGCATACGACATTTCGGCCTCAAAGAGGCGCTCAAACTCCTCCCGGGCCTTTTTCGCCACCTCAGTCTCACTCATGCCAGGGGCAGCGGTGATATGCTGTTCGACATGGATACGACTCGCATTCACCCTGCTGTTGTTCGTGGTAACCGTGCTGTTACTCGAGGACACAGACGCGGCCGGCGTTGACCCTCCACCCCAGTATTTCGCTCGCTCCTCGGGGTTGACATGCCAAACAGAGGCCATCCTGTCCAGGAAGCCAAGGTTGTCCACAGGGGCGTAGCCGCTGTTTCCGAACATTGTCTTGAGCTTGCCTCCGACGGGCATTTCGCCGCCCGCCCGCAGGTGCTCAAGGGTTGTGTCGGGCTTCGTGGTACTTAGGAGGCCCTTCCATCTCTTCCAAGTCTCCTCCAAGTGAGTCACAGTGTAAAGCATGGACAGGAGGAAGAGGCGGACAGGATGGTTGTCCCCGTAGTTCGGGTCAACGTCGTCTATGGTCTCCCAAAGCTCGTCGAAGCTTTTGGTCATTTCGCCAATGAGTGAATTGGTGCCTTTGAAGAACTTGATGATGTCCTCAAAGACGACGTAAATGAGGCCAGCGAGGGCAAGGTAGGCAGCTCCCATAAGGGCGGGAGCCACTATTGCCTTGACTCCGGCGCGGCCAAGAGCCCTCACAAAGAGTATGAGCTTTTCTAGCTTGTACGAGAATGCAACCACAGCATAGCCAGCCCGTCCGGCCAGCAGGATGGCAAAGTTCCCCACAAGGACCTCAATAACCTTCCACTGGAGGATGAACTCAGCGGAGGCCTTGAGGACAGGACGGGCTTGTAATGCCATTTCAGTGAGCCAGTGGACAACGTCCGAAACTAGCTTGACTCCCGGCTCAAAGATGGCTAGCTTGAGCCCCTGCGTTGCGAGGCCAAGCTCCTTCTTCGCCTTGACGTATGCAACCGAGGCGTCGATCAACTCGTCGGTCATCGTGGCGCCATAGCGTTCGCCTGCCCGCCGGTACTCGTCGAGACCCGCGCTACCCCTTGACAGTAAGGGCATTAGCTCGGAGGCGCTTTCTCCGAGGACACGTATGGCGAGGGCTGTCTTACGCGTTCCATCGGGCATTTTAGCCAGGCGGTCGGCGATGTCGCGAAGAAGCTCCTCGCCATTCTTCAGCCCGCCGCCAGCGCGAAACATGCTCACGCCTATCATGCCGAAATCGCGGGCAACGCCTTTTGACCCCAGTGAGGCGGCATGGACCTTCATATTGAGGGCCATAAGGGCCGACTCAAGGTGCTCCGAGGACGCGCCAGCTAGTTCCGCCGCGTGTCCAAGGCCCTGAAGGTTCTCCCGGGATATGCCCATATTGCGTGACATGGTAGCGACATGCTTGCCTGTTGTTGCCACGCGGTCTACGAGGTAGCCGAGGCTTGTGGCCGCCCCTACAGCCACGAGCCCCAGCTTCTTCAGCCCTCGGTCAAAGGAATCGAATGCCTTTTGGGCTTGCTTAATGCCAGCTTTGTCAACCTTAATGCCCAGCTTGGCAAACAATTCCTTGACAACCATATCATCCCTCGCTTGTAGCAGCCTCGTGCCAGGCGTCGAGGACGACGTTGGCGTTCAGCACGTCTTCAACTGACCAGTGTGCTTCGATCTCTTGGAGTGTGGCCATCCCCTCCTTGACAACGCGCCACACTGGCCAGGCGTCTTTTAGGTGGTCGGGGAGGTGGACCCGCTTGCCTTCTTTGCGGCGGACAGGTGTCCGAGCTGCGCCACCGCATCGTTGAAAAAACGCGAGTAATTCAACATCAGGGCAAACCACACGAGTCGGTAGAAGTCGAACGGCTTACCCTGGAACAAGACAGGGAGCTTGACCTTCAGCTCGACACCGTCGACGGTTGCCGTGCTGAGGAGCTCTGTGACCACGCGCTTCAGGAGGTCAGGGTTAGCCGCCCTGCATGCCTCGGTCAAGCCCATGATGGCCTCACCGATGTCGACCTCCACTTTCTCGGGGTCTGGCGCGGCCATGAACTTGCGTAGCATCGGCAACATCTTCTCAAAAGCTGGGCCAACCAACGCGACCACCTGGGGGAGGAGAAGTGCTCCGGTCATGCCGTCAAGCTGGCGGACCGTGAACTCGCCGTCGGAGAGGACAATCGTTTTCATCTTTTGCATCTGTGCGCCTCAGATAAAAGATGAGCCCGACCCCGGAGGTCCGAGGCCGGGCTCTGGTGAATGGTTAGGTGGCGAATGAGCCACCGACGAACTTGATCATCTCCGCGAGGTCGAAGATCCAGGTCCTCGTCGTGAGGTCGGTGCCCTCCTCGACATCGGGGTCCTTCACGATCCACGAGTTCTCTGCGTGGACGTAGGTTGTCCCAAGGTGGTCGACGATGGAGAACGACCTCACGCCAGCGTTGGCTGCTTCGTCCTGCAAGGCGATGGCCTGCAGGTAGTCGTTCACAGGCGACGACTGGTCGAGTGTCACCTCGACACGGCCGCTGCGGTCGTTCACCTTGATGCGGGTCACCTCGCCGCGAGCTCCGACCTTCTTGGTAAAGCGATCTTTGTCGCGGCTGGCCTTGATGAACGTGCCCTCAGCGAAACCACTGAGGAGCACCTCACCAAACGCAGCCGTGACGGCCTTGGGGTCATAGGTCCGCTGTGGCATTGTGTTTACTCCCTTGCTTGTGTTAGACCGAAACGGCGCCGCGGATCTTGGCCTTGTGGATGGCGCCCGCCAAGGTGCCTTCGAAGTAGATGAGAGGGGCGAGGCGACCCGCGCGGTCGGCAGGGTCCGCGTCGGCCACCTTCGTCGGGGTCACAGTGGGCTCAGGATCAGACGCCAGCCCGCCCGCGGTAACGCCCTGTTGCAGCGTTGCCCGCACCTCCTTCGACAACATCTCGACGCCATCGTCGGTGTACGGAATCTTGCCGGGCGCAGCGCTGATGGTCCCGAAGATGCGCTCCCCCATTCGGGCCTCGAGCCAGTCACAGAACCGGATGATGTCGATGTACTCGCCGCTCACGACCTTGCCCCACAGGGTCACGCTGACACCTGCAATGGCTTCGTAGCGGTTGATATTGCGAGCCTCCAGGTTGGCGACCTGCGTCGGCGTGAACGTTTCCACTGCCACGCCCCGGAGTGTCTTGTGCGCCCACGTCTCCGAGCCAGGGTCCATCGGAAGGCAGCGGCCTGCAGTGCCTTCGGCCTGGAAGTTCCCGTTGTCACGAGAGTAGTAGAGGGACGTGCGGTCGTACCCAAGGCCCTTCAGGGTCTTGCCAACGTCGGTGGCGCCCTCCGTCGCAGGCGTGTTCTCCATGGCGGAGTCCTGGCTCGTGGCGAGGTAGAGCTTGAAGTTCGTCTCAGCCCAGGCAGCGACAGCAGAGATGATAGCCTTGCTGTTGAAGAGCGTGTGAATCGCGTAGAACGCGTTGCTCTCCAGCTTGATAGCAGCCAAGTCCGCAGCCATGCCGGGGTCGGCCGTCGTGTTCTCGACGGAGAGCTTGGTCGTGTCGGTGACCTTCAGCGAGGCCCATGCGCCCTCCGAGGCGGTCAGCACGAGGTGCGTCCCGCTCGCGTCGTCGGCGGTCAGGCCGTGCGTCAAAGTCGCCGCGTTAATGGCGGTCTCGAGCCCGGCGAGGATCTCAGCAAGCAGCGCGGAAGAGTCGCTGGTGAAGGAATACTCGACACCGTTGATGACGACCGCGTACTTCTGCGAAGTGAGGACGGTGGGGACCAGCTTCCATGAAAGCGTGGGAACGCCCGCGGCACGCCCCAGCAGCACCGTCGGGGGACGCGGCTTCTGGCTGAAGAGGGCGCTGATTGCCTTGTACTCGGGGTCTGCGCTGGTGTAGCCGAGGTCCGTCACGTCGTCGATCTTCTTGACGACCCGCGTGCGCTCGGGGAACAGCTGCTTGTGAGTGACGACCAGCGGCACACCGAACCCCTGCCGCGACACGCGGTCGGACGAGGCGGTGATCTGGACGTCGACGACGTCGCGAATATCTGCCATTTTTGCATCTCCTAGGTTTCGCCACTGACGGTGCCGTCAGGGTTCAGGGTGATAAGCGGTGTCCTCGTCCTCTCGATCCAAGTGGTAACTTCGGATGCACTCACAACGCCGAGAATCTCGAGGTCAAACTGGGCATGGCCTCGCCAGCCGCCTTCGACTGCCTCGCCTACATCTACAACCTCCCCGCGGTTTCTCAAGGTCGACCCAACATCACTCAGGCATTTGTATACCGAAGTGAGCGACATTTGGCGGCGGGCAGTGTCGGCGATGGCCACAGCGCACCCGTTGCCGTTCGGCTCGGCCGAGTAAACGTGAACTGTCACGTTCCAGCGCACAGGCTCAGTGTGGATGACCTCGAGGTCGGCGCCCGGCCCGCCATTTGGCAGCAGCCTGTTTTGCTGCCAAGGGATGCCGCCGTAGGGCCTGGCTCCGCCGACATTGATGGTTGCGTAGGGGTACTCGTCCGGTGTCGGTGCGTTAGGGTGCTCGAGGTAGGTCAGGACACCTGTCGCCGAGCTAATCATGGCAATAAGGGCGTCCTCTAGCTCTTTGCGGGTCATCTGTAGCCGACGTCCTTTCTGCGGATGACAGCGTAGCAGTAGTTGCCGGAGTCCATATAGTCCTCGACGCTCATCACCTTGTATTCGTAGCCGGACTCGTCAACGACGACAATGTCGCCAACCTCAAATTTGAAGGAGGCGTAGACATCGCGGACGTCGCGAGCGTAGTCGCCTTCCGCCCAGTGGTCCAAGGTCCAGCCTGTTGCGGGCTGGATGCTGGCCTCGACCTGAAACTCGTTGTCCGGTCCACTGTGGACATAGTGGCCGCTGACATACTCACCGCCGGGAGACCGCTTCACCAAGTAGGTGCCAGTCCGCATCTGCTGGACGAGGTCGGCCATGTTGTCAAGCATTAGTCGTCCTTCGTGCCCTTCGCGAGCACTACCAAGTGAGTGATGCGGTTGAGGAGGTTCTTGGAGGTGTCAATGAGGGTCACGGGCGTCCCGCCGCGAGCCTGGGCCTTCCCACGTTTGTTCCACTCCCCGGCAAGTAGCTTGCGGGCGTAAACACTGGGAGCGTTCGGCGGAGGGATGTTGGACCGTATTTTCGCCTTGACATGGGCTACCATCTTCATACCTACGAGGTCAAGAGCCTGCCGGGGCTTGACTTTGGCCTCGTAGACCTGTTGGGCAAGGACCGTGAGGTCCTTCATGTATTCGTCCTCATGCTCCTCGAAAGTAGACCGGAGAAAGGAACGTTCGGGTATCTTAATGACGCCCCGGTTGCCCTTTATGGTGGCTCCGAACTCATGGACGGCAGCTAATCTGGCCACTGTGAACTTTTGGGGAACGCCCTCTGCGTCGACCACCTTATTTTCTTCACCTACGATGCCGACCTTGACGTAAGAACCACGGAGGGTGCGTCCGGTCACAGCACTCTTAATGCGGCGCCAAACGCTATCGTTCGACTTGACATTAAGGGTTACCGTGCTCTTGGACATCACAGCCCCATCGCGAAGCCGGCCTTCCCAAGCATCTTGCGCTCGCGGCCGTACTTCGTTTCGTCAAGCTCGTCCTTCCAGGTGGCCATCGGGAGGACGTATGTCTTGGACAGCTTCCCGACCGTAACACTGGTGACGTCCCGACGTGCCAAGTCTGGCTTGTGCTTTGTGAGCATATGGGCACACAGCAGGGCGGCGGCACGCACGGCTTCCTCGCCGAACACCTCGGAGTTTGTGCGGCGCCCCGCGGCGGCCAGAAAGTGTGACCATTCGGCGTCTGACACGCCGTTGGTGAATTCGGGCGCCTCCAGGATTACATCGGCTTTCGTCACTGTGGTAGGCGTTCCCATGTTAATCCTTTGCCTGTCGGTGTTCACAAAGGGGGTAATACCAACACCAACCCCCTCCCATTTGCGCGCGTTATAGCGCGGATGGCAACGTTGTAGGGGTACGGGAGGGACATCCCATTTAAGAGGGTCCCTCCCGTTGGCCGGGCCTACTTGTCCCAGGGCTGCTTGCTGCCCTTGGGCGTGATCTTCGTGAGCTGCTCCATGAGGGTCGACAACACAGCCTTGCGGGGCTCCTTGGAAGCTTTCTCCTCCTGGAGCCAACCCGCGAGGACGTCCTTGCGGACGGTGTCGCTGACCATCATGATGGCGTCAACTTCGTCCATCGTCGTGAAGCCCTTGGGCTCGGCCTCGACGATGAACTGCTTCTGCTTGAGGTAATACTGCATGACCGGGGTCTTGGCGACCTTGTCGAAAGCCTTCTTGTCGACGTCGGGATTCACACCGGGATACAGTATCACGCCACCGGCATTGAAAATGCTGGTGAGTTTGGAAGTAACCTTCATTTGCGCCTCTTGCAGTTAGGCCGCGCCGCCTACTGCCACGCCGTTGAGGAGAAGCCAAGGCCCCTTGGATGACGCGCTCCAAGGGGCCTTGGTGCCGGGGCTAGTAGCCGTCGGCGTAGCAGATGCTCAGGGGGTAGTAGACGACCACGCCGCCGATGCGACCGTGGCAGGGCACCTTGAACGACAGGTTGACCGGCTGCGGAGGCAGCTGCTCGAACTCCTGCGGAATGACGAGCTGGAGCTTCTCGGGGTCCCTCTTGTAGACGACCATCCGGTTCGTGTCGTCGGCGCCCGCGCCCTTGAGGCGGTGCCACGGCTCGACGTTCTTGATGTAGCCGTTCGTCTTGAGGAAGTAGTCGAGAATCGTCGTGTCGCTGTTCTGCGAGCGCGGGGTCGTGCTGATGAAGCCCAACTCGTAGGGCGTCAACAGCATGGTGTCCGGCGTCTCGACCCCGTTGGTCTGGTCGATCATGTATAGCGTCGGCCCATTGAGGTCACGGAGGATCTCGTCGGGGGTCTTGTCTTGCCACAGGGCGGACGTCTCGGCGGCGTTGTTCGGGATCACGAAGCTCAGGGCGTTCGGCTGGTTCAGCAGGCCAAGCAGGCCGTGCTGGGCTTCTCCGTTCGCCGCGATCTCGTCGACCGTGAACTCGAAACCCTTGCGGGCCGCCTGGGCCTTCTTGGTCTCGAGCGGCATGTTGGCCTTGGCCGACCGCTTGACATCCATGATGCTATACTGGTAGCCGATGCCGTGGCTCTTGACCTTCGACACGAACTCCTTCCCGTCCACCTCAACCATCGGCAGGTCCTCAGCGTACGAGCTGATGATCTGGCTCATGCCGATATGGTCGAACTGGCGGTAGACGATGGACTCGGTGCCGGGGTCGATCTCGTGGTCGACCGGAATGAGGCTGCGGGCCTTGAGCTCGGGGTACTTGACCTCGAGGATCTTGCTGCGAACCTGTCGGAGTGCCTCGTAGAAGTAGACGTTCTCGTCTGCGTCGAGGTTCGTCAGGTTGAAATGCTTCTCAAGCATGGTTGTTCCGTTCCTTTCAAGGTTGAGGAGCTAGACGACCTAGCCCCTCAACCTAATGGTGGACGATGGGGGTGGATCTTAGACGTAGTGGGCGTGGACAACGACGCGGCCCGCGGGCAGCGTCACGCCGACGCCCGCGATGGTGAGCGCCAGTGCGAGGACGTCGCCCTCGGCGAGCGTTCGAGCAGCCAGGTCGCCGTTGGTCAACGCGACGAACTCGTCGGCCGCCAACGTACCTCCCTCACCAGCCTTCGTGTTCTTCGATGCGACGACAGGCTCCCCGTTCTTCACGGCGATGGTGAAGTAATTGTCAGCATGCTCGGCGAGGCCGGCCGGGTTGATGTAGTCGACGCTGTCGACGACCATCGCAGCCGGAGCCTTGAAGAACTTGATCGCCGCCGTGTCGGCAGCCTGCGCGTGGTCGAGATTGATTTCGACGGACTTGGTCCTGAGCTCGAAGGCATCTTCGGCGTCGGCGATGTTACCCTGCAGGGCGGCTCCGAGGGCAGCGGCTGCAGCCGCAACGCTGGCCTCAAGGCTCCCAAGGCCGGCGTCGACCGCGGCGTCGATTTCCACAAGGGCCAGCCCGCCAGCGCCGGCACTCGTGAGGTAGCGGGCTCCGCGCACGATGGCGGCGGTGCCCGCGTCATCCGACTTGCGGAAGGCGCCGAGCTGCGTCCTGAGGCCGTTTGCCGTGTGGCGAACGTAGGCGATGTCGCCCTGCGTGACAGCCTCCTCGACCTCGACCGTCGCGAACCCCTTCTCAAGCAGGTTGAACGGCTGGCCGTCGGCGATCTCGACGTTGAATACGCCGTTGGCGGGCACCCGCTCGTTGTGCTCGAACACCGTGATGCCCTCGACCTTCGGGGAGGCCGCGGTCGGGAGGGCGTACTCGTTGTCGTCGCCGCCCGCCTTCTTCGACACGGCGACGCCGTAGGGGATGGAAGCCGCCTGCTTGTTGATGGCCGTGCGGATGAAGTGCGGGCCGATGGTGTTGATCATCCCCTTGCGTGCGGTGCGAGGGGTCATATTGTACGTGAGCTGCATGGTTGTCTCCTGTTTCTAAGGTTGAGCTTCGGCCCTGCTACTTCTGCACGGTGAAGGTCAGGGGCTTCTGCCAGGCGTTGCCCAGCTCTTCCCGGGCCTTGCGGACGCGCTCGTCGAGCTCGTCGGTGTGAGTGAGGCTGGGGACCGGGAGCACGCCCTTGCGAGCGTTTCCCAGGGCCTCGGCGCCGAGGTCCTCGATGATGGCGTCGAAACGGGCGTTGACGTAAGCCTCGTCCTTGCCATCGAGGTTCACGTTCGGGCGCTTCTTGGCGATGGCAGCCTTCTTGACGGACACGTCGTCCATCTCGTCGAGCTTGACGGTGTCGCCGAGGACACGAGCTGCCTGCCTCTCCAGCTTGACGCGGGCCTGGATGGCCTCCTTGCTGGGGGCGCTGTCAAGGCGGGAGGCGAAAGCCTCCTTAAGCTCGTCGCAGCGAGCCTGAAGGGTCGCGTTCTGGATTCGGAGGTTCGCGTCGTCCTTGACAATCACGTCCAGGCCGTCGAGGCGCTTCTGCTGGGCCTGAAGGAACTCGCCGACCTCGTCGGGTACTTCGTGGACCTTGCTGTCGAGTTTGATCTTCATAACTTCTTCGCTCCTGTTGACTGTGCTCCGGAACCGGAGCGGTTGGACTACTTCTACAGTTAGCGTTCTCTCCGGCTAGCTGCGAGCCCTGCCTTTATGCGGTTCATGTCATCGACGGCATTGGACCCTGTACCCGCTCCGGTGCGGGTGGCCGTGCGCCCCTCCTTGTCTGCCTGGAGCCGGGCTTTCACGCGGGCCATATCCCCCATCATGTCGCCGCTCTTCTTGCCCGTCCTCGCTTCATCGGACCTTCACTTGGCATAGGACTTGTTGAGGCTGCTCTCAACCCGCGTGGCCGGCGCCGCCTCGTTGCCCTCCCTCAACAGCCTGCATTGTGTCGTCCTCGTCTATGCGCTTGGCCTCTTTAATGCGTTCAGAGTGCAACTTTATTTGTGCCGAGTGGTATGCAGCCTTCGTGCTTTCGCCGGCGTTACGCGAGGCCTCGTATGCCTGGCCATGGGCCTCCCGCGCGGCCTCGTGGTCCCTCACCTTGCCGGAATTGTTGGCCTTGTCGCTTAGGTCAAGGGCCTTAATTGAGGCCTCCTTATGCGACGGGGTCAGCTTGGCCGGGTGAACGTCCGAAAGCCCGTTCTTTCCCTTGACAGTGACTTGGCCGTTGGAATGGCCCTCAACAGTCACTCTCTCCTTTCCCAGCATACGCACAGAGCCGACAGGGTGAGCCTTCTCAGCCCCTTCCGACCTCTGGCGCTGCTTCTCCATCCCCTTGCCAAAATCGGAGGCCCCTCCGCCGCCTCCTCCGCCGGAGGAAAACTTGCCGTCGCTGGCACGGCCGTGCTTTGACTCGTCCCAGTCGCCCAGCCCGTCACTACGGAATTCGGGGGTGTTGAACTCAAGCATCGTGTCGTCCTCGTCCCAGTCGTTGCGCACCTCAAAGCCGATGTCCACAACCCCACCGTCGAGTCGAATCGCGACGTCCGGCCCTGCCCGGCCCTTGTCGGTCAGCGCGATATGGTTGTAGCGGATGTTCCGCTGGATTGCGTCATACCGCTGACCGTTCCAGACCCCCGATTTCATCTCAAGGTCCAAGAGGTAGCCGGCGGACAGCTCGCGGCGTTTCTTGGACTCGACTGCGTCGATGGCAGCCTTGTCGTGGAGCACCAATGGCGCCGCAACGCGCTGGCCGTCGACGCGGATGTTCTCGCCCGCATAGCCTACGGTGCGTAGCTTGGCGAACTCGGGCTTGAGCAAGCCCTCGGGAGGGTGTCCGTCAGTGACCGGCACCATCTTAAGCGTCTCGAGGGAGTCAGTGCGAAACACCTCCTCAGGCGGCCGAAACTCGCGCCGGGTAGACCCGTCGGGGAGGTGGTAGGTCAGCACGCCGACGCGCGTCACGTAGCCGTCGCACCGCAGGTAGCCCGAGTGGTGCTTTCGGGGCTTCTCCAACGGGGCCGAATCGTACCGAATTCGCATGTTAGTCCTCGTCATTGTCATTGTCCTCAAGAGCATCGATTTCAATGACAGGCTCGGCGTAGCAGCGGCACATGATGTCGTCGCCGGGGTACAGGCCATTCGCCCCCTCAGCCCAGGTGAACTCCTGGCCGTCAAGGTCTTCGTGGCTGTCGCGCACGCGGTTGTCGCCCATCGTACGCCAGATGAACTTCTTGACACCGACGCTCTGCTGCCGGTGCCTGTTTATCTGTTGGCTTAGCTTGCCCACTTGGTCGTTGGCAATGACCTTGGCACGCCGCTCGGCCTTCTTACCTACATCGTCGACCAAGGGGGTGAGTCTGTCCTTGAGGTCCTCCACTGTGCTGCCTGTGGACAACCCTTCGAGGATGGTTTGCTCTACCTCGTGAAGGTATTGGTTCTGGACCGACCTTATGAGCTTGACGTTCTTTTCGACAAAGCCCTCGATGGCATCCTCGTCGTCGGTGGCATAGAGGTCAATGCCCAGGGACGACACAAACTGGCGCCGGAGCTGTTTCCTGGCGTGCTCGCTTGCCTTCTTGCCGGCCTTCTTCGAGTTCTCTTCAAGGAGGCGGTTAGGTGAGGCGGCAAGCACCGTTTCCGCTATCCTTTTGAAGATGTTAGAGACAGTCTTGAAGATACCGTCAAGCCTCAGTTCGTCCTTGGCATCGAAAGCGGCCAGGGGCGACCCTGCCCATAGCGACGTCAGCTCGGGCATAAGCAGTGCGAATACTTGGCCTTGCATGAACCGTATTTGCCCCAAGAGCCACCGAGTATATTCGCGCTCGATGGCCCTTGGGGCGGTCATGCGGGGTGGACGGCGACGGCGACGATTACGCTCAACTAGCCCGACTGTACGAGCAAAGCGTACTTCTGCAATTGCCCGGTTATTCATGGCTAGGGCCTCTCGTCTTCGTCGTCTTCGTCCTCAGGAGTCCAGAACTCGGGGATGTCCTCGTCCTCCTCAAGATCGCCGGACTCCTCGTTGTCCACAGGCGGGGGCTCGTCGGGGGCGGGCTCGTCGGTCGATGGCAGGTCGTCGTCTTCCGGCATAGCGTCACCATCCGGCGAGTTCCCCGGCTGTGGCTCTTCGTCGTCCTCTGGCAGGGGCTCCTCGCCTTCCGGCAAGGGCTCCTCGTCTGGCTCCCCTTCCGGCAGGTCTCCCTCCTCGTTTTCGGGGGGTTCCACTACCAAGGGGTCCTGTCCCGGCACCGCCTCCGGTGAGATTTCAGGGTCGGTTTCGGGGGGAAGTTCCTCGGTCGGACCGTCCGTAAGGGGTGCCTCCCCGCCCTCGGCCAGGGGCAACCCGTCTGGCGACTGGAACATGGGGTCTTGGAGTGCGAGCTGCTGCTCCTGTGCAGCCAACTCCATGGCTTCGCGGGCTTCCCAGTCGATGTTGGTCTCAATGCTGTAGCCGTTGGGGCCGAACCGGCTGTGAGCCACCTCGTCGGGGTCAAGTACGCCTATCGTGACATAAGTGTTGTCCGTTTGGGCCTGCTTGGCACGCAGGTCGACAATTTGCTGCTCTGTCATCTGGACGAGTGGCCGGAACTTTATGGTCCAGTTGTCGGGCTCCATACCGCCTGCTGGGCCGTTCTGTGTCTTCAACAGGAGGCGGACGGCCTTCTCCAGCTTCGGCTGGAGGTAGTTCGTCTGCTGGGCCTTAACATTGTTGTTCCACCAAGCCCCGTCCTGCTCCCCGGTCGCGTTAAGGCCGGCTGGTGCCTGTCCAAACAAGAGGGTGACGGGTGTTGAGGTAATGGCTGCGAGGCGGTTGGCGAACCTGTCCAGGAGCTCTGGCAGCTGAGTGAAGGGAGTCGGCTTGCGCTCGAACTCCTCCTCGTTGTCAATGAGAACCGCACGCAGGACGCTCTTTTGGAGCTCGATAAGCTCCATGCGCTTCTTGACAACCTCGTCTTGGTTGCTCATTACGAGCTCGGCCAGACCTTGGATCTTGTAGACATTGAGGCTGAAGTCGTGCAGCAGTGCGCTCACGTTACCCCAGGTCGTGTCGAAGTCTCGGAAGGCCTCGATTGTCCTCACGAGGACACTGTCGCCCCAGCCGTGGTTCTGTAGCTGTTGCCACCGTGCGAGGCGCACCCCATCGAAGCGGAGGAGGCGCGACTCGTGGATCAACAGCATGTTGGGGATTGACTTCAGCTCCTTACCGTCCGGCCCCAGCAGGTTATTATATGCCGTCGAATGAGGCATAAGCTGATATATTTCAACCTGCCCAAACTTCGGCGAAAGCGGGTGGTCGTAATACCGTGCCGGCCAGACCTCGCGCATGTCGAATACGTTGATCCAATCGAACGAGACGATGTTGTCCTCGTTGAGTGGCTGTGTGAGGTCCTCCTGCCCGTCGTTGACCCCGAGGAGTATGACCGAGCCGCCTGTAAGGCGCGCCATCTTCATGGCCCAGTTAAACTCGCTCTGGAAGGCGAGCTCCTCAGTCCGGGCCTTGAGGTCGTCTTGGGCTTGCTGGTCCTTACCAATGAGGATGTCGCACCATTCGCGCGTCATCTCGTCGGGCAGTAGGTCGATGAACCGTGCCGCTATCGCGTCAACACGGTAGACCTCCAAAAGCTCCGGATATGTAAAGATGGGCCTATCCGGGGTAGAGGCAAGGCGCTTGTCGTATTTCGCCTGCCCCAGCCCGGTGAGGATGTTGTTCCAGCCATCGAGGTGGACAAGCGCCTCTGCGGTGGCCAGCTGACGTTTGTCGAACCTTGCCATAAGCTGTGTCTCCTGAAATCACTCCACGAAGGGCTACCGACCCTACCATCTGCCACACCTGCCCGCCGACTGAGCAGCCGCCGCGCCGACCGCCGCAGCGTTTGCGCTCACGGCCTGCGCGCGGTCGGCACCAGAGGGGAGCAGCTTGCGAAGCACGGCGTATCCGCCGGCCGCTACTCGGCGACCGTCCAGTCCTCGGCGAGCATGTCGGGCTGCGACGCGAGCCAGCCGGGCTGCATCCCTCCCTGAGCCGTTTTCATGCCGATGCAGGGCTGCATCGCGAACGCGCCCGCGGAACTCTTGTGCATCGCGTTTCCCGCCTCGATGAGCACGAGCCACATCCCCTTGCCGTTCCACCCCTGGCGCGCGACGCGCCTGCCTTCCTTCAGCGCTTCGATTGCTTCTCCGAACTTCATGACGGACTCCATTGATGAGCGCGGGACGATGCCCGCGGGTGAACAGCGTCAGCTCGCCGGCATCTCCGCCGGCAGGTGCGCGCGGACCTCGCCGAGCGCGGCGAGGAACCCGGTCAGGTACTCCGCGGTC